ACAACGAGTTCAAGGGCATGGTGGATGTGATCGGGCCGCTGCCCTGGAAGCAGGTGCGTCCCGGATGGAATGACGCCGACCTCGCCAACGCCAAGCTGTACTTCGAGCGGGTCTATGGCGTGTGGTCGCCCTCTAAGTTCAAGGACGCTCTGCTGGCGGTGGTGTCCGCCGAGCGGCTCTACCACCCGGTAAAGGAATATCTGAACGGCCTGACCTGGGACGGGACCGAGCGGCTGGACACCCTGCTGGTAGAGTACATGGGTGCCGAGGACACGGCCTACGTCCGGGCAGTGACCAGGAAAACTCTGTGTGCGGCGGTAGCGAGGATTTATGAGCCGGGGATCAAGTTCGACTCCATGCTCGTCCTCAACGGCCCCCAGGGAATGGGCAAGTCCACCTTCTACGCCCTGCTGGGCCGGGAGTGGTTCTCCGACTCCCTCTCCATCGCTGATATGCGGGACAAGACCGCAGCTGAGAAGCTCCAGGGCTACTGGATTCTGGAGATCGCCGAGATGAACGGCATCAAGAAGGTGGATGTGGAAACGGTCAAGTCCTTTCTCAGCCGGTCGGATGATAAGTTCCGGCAGGCATACGGCACCGTGGTGGAGAGCCATCCGCGCACCAATATCATCGTTGGCTCCAGCAACGCCGACCGGGGCTTCCTCCGGGATGTGACCGGCAACCGGCGGTTCTGGCCCGTCAATGTCACTGGCCTTGGGGCCAAGCATCCGTGGGAGCTGGCGGAGGTAGACCAGGTGTGGGCCGAGGCTCTGGAGCGGTACCGTGCCGGGGAGGAGCTGTACCTCAAGGGCGATGTGGCGGAGGAGGCTTACCAAGCCCAGCAGGATGCCATGGAAACCGATGACCGCGAGGGGCTGGTGGAGCAGTATCTGGAATGCCTTCTCCCGGAGAATTGGGCCAGCATGGACCTCTACCAGCGCAGGAGCTACCTGGGCGGAGGTGAGTTCTCCGGCTCTGCCGCCACCGGCACTGTGCGCCGGGAGCGGGTCTGCTGTATGGAGATTTGGTGCGAGTGCTTCGGCAAGGAGCGCGAGAACATCAAGCGGACGGACTCCTACGAGATCGAGGGCATCCTCCGCAAGCTGGGTGGCTGGACGGTCTCCACTGCGAACAAGTACAGCAAGACCCGGTTCCCCCTGTACGGGCCTCAGAAAACGTTCGTGCGGGAGTAAAAAGCGTTTTTAGTGAAATTAGCTTGACGGTAGTAACAAACGCAGAAACAGGGAGAAACCCTGTGTTCGCAAGAGGCATGGTGCTTTCTGTTTCTGTGTTTCTACCTTTTCCCTATTGGGTATTGGTAAATATAAAAGAATAGGCCAAAACACGCCTATATGCGCGTATAGGGGTTTTGAGGCCAAAAAACGCATTTTGGAACAGGAGGCCGGAAACAGTGAGGGAAAGTGCCATAGAGCGAAGGCTCGTCACCGAGGCAGTTAAGCGTGGGGGGCTGGCACCCAAATTCGTGTCACCCGGTTTGGATGGGGTGCCCGACCGCCTCCTGCTGTTCCCTGGTGGTAAATTGGCCTTCGTGGAGGTCAAGGCTCCTGGGGAAAAGCCCCGGCCCCTCCAGCGCAGACGCATCGAGCAGCTTACCGCTCTGGGCTTCCGGGTGTACGTCCTGGACAGCAAAGAGCAGATTGGAGAGATTATGGATGAAGTACAAGCCTTATGATTATCAGACCTTCGCCACGAACTTCGTGCTGGAGCATCCGGCCTGCGGCCTGATCCTCGATATGGGCCTGGGCAAGAGCGTCATCACGCTGACCGCCCTCTGGTCTCTGCTCCTGGACAGCTTCGATGTGGGCAAGGTGCTGGTGGTGGCCCCCAAGCGAGTGGCGGAGAACACCTGGCCCACCGAGCTGAAAAAGTGGGAGCATCTGGACGGCCTCACCTGGTCGCTGGTGCTGGGCAGCGAGAAGGACCGCCGCGCCGCCCTCCAGCGCAGGGCGAAGATTTACATCATCAACCGGGAGAATGTCACATGGCTGGTTGACAACTACCGCTGGGATTTCGACACGCTGGTCATTGATGAGCTGTCCTCCTTCAAGAGCAGCAAGGCGCAGCGGTTCCGGGCTTTGAAAAGGGTGCGGCCCCGTATCAGCCGGGTCATCGGCCTGACCGGGACCCCGCAGCCCAACGGCCTCCTCGACCTGTGGCCCCAGATGTACCTTTTGGACATGGGCCAGCGGCTGGGCCGGTTCGTAGGTGGATACCGGGAGCGGTTCTTCCTGCCGGACAAGCGCAATCGGGAGGTCATCTACAGCTACAAGCCCAAGGAGGGCGCGGAGGAGAAGATCTACGAGTTGATCTCCGACATCTGCATCTCTATGAAAGCCGCCGACTACTTGGATATGCCGGAGCTGGTCGCCAGCAGGGTCGAGGTTCAGATGAATGCCAAGGAACAGAAGCTGTATGAGGGGTTCGAGCGGGACATGGTCCTCCATCTGAAGGACGGCGACCTGGATGCCGTGAACGCTGCCGCCCTCTCCGGCAAGCTGGTGCAGATGGCGAACGGCGCGGTCTATGGCGAGAACCGAAAAGTCCACCATATCCACGACCGAAAGCTGGATGCCTTGGAGGACATCATCGAGGCGGCAAACGGCAAGCCGCTCCTGGTGGCATATTGGTACAAGCACGACTTGGAGCGCATCCGCCAGCGGTTCGAGGTCCGCACCATCGACACCCCGAAGGACATCGCCGATTGGAATGAGGGTAAAATCCCTGTCGCCCTCATCCATCCCGCCTCTGCCGGACACGGCCTCAACCTCCAGGACGGCGGTTCCACCATCGTATGGTTTGGCCTCACCTGGTCGCTGGAGCTCTATCAGCAGTTGAACGCTCGACTCTGGCGGCAGGGCCAGAAACACACGGTGGTCATCCAGCACATCGTGGCGGCGGGGACCCATGACGAGGACATCATGAATGCGCTGGAGAAAAAGGACATGAGCCAGACCGCTCTGATCGCAGCGGTGAAGGCCCGGATCGGAGGTGTCACATGAGTGAACGAGTGGAAAGGATAATCAAAGACTACCCCGGAATGGTTATGGAGCGGGACTGCCTCCGGCACCAGCTTGCCAATTTCCAAGGGGTCACCGAGGAGGAGATCATCGACTCGATGAACTTCTCCTCCCCGCAGGGGGAGCGGGTGCAGACCAGCAACATCTCTGATAAGACCGCTACCATCAGCGAGAGCTACCGTGACCGGGTCCGCCGCATCAACCGGGATTGGGTCGACCACTTAACCGTTAAGCTGCTGGCCTTGGAGGAGGAGATCGACTTTTTCCATTCGGCTCTCCGGGCCATATCGCCGGAGCTGGCTCCGATGATGTGGGATTTGACTGTGGAGCGGCTCACCTGGGACGCTGTGGAGTCAAAGCACCATGTGTGCCGCGCCACCATCGGGAAATATCGGAAAAAGGCCATTTGTGAACTGGACACGCTCTACGCCATCCACGATAAGGAGATGGCGGAGTACATACTGCGATAGGAGGCGGCAGGAAATGTGTAAACGAGGGGATATTTTCTTTGTAAACTGCGGATGCGACACCAGCAGCTCCTTGCAGTGTGGTGTGCGCCCGGTTTTGGTGGTGAGCAACGACGCAGCGAACGCCCACTCCCCGGTGGTGACTGTGGTGCCGCTGACCGGCCAGATTCGGAAAAAGCGGTCGCTGCCCACCCATGTGCTGATCCCTTGCTCCAAGTGGCATGGCCTCACCCAGCCCAGCGTGGCCTTGGCAGAGCAGGTGACCTCAATGGACAAAAATATGCTGGTGGAGCGGCGGGGACACATCAAGGACCACGGCATCATGGCAAGGGTCACTGAGGCCCTTCAAATCCAGATCGGGGCTGTGGACAAAGTTTATTAACTTGCTGACAAGGCCAAGCCTATGGTATACTGGTTCCGGCAAAAGCCGGTCTGCTATGGGCTTTGGCAAATAAGACAGGAGGCATCATCATGGAAACAGCAGTATTTGAACAGACGTACCCACCTACAGAAAAAATCCAATACAAAGACAGCACATACGAGATCGTGTCAAAAGTCGCATTCCTTATTGGCGTACCATTTCGGATATTTGAGAATGAACACGAATCGCCGCAGTTGGCTGTTTATCAGAGGCTGGCGCAGGACAAAAACGCCAGAATTATTAGAAATTTATGTATCGTCCGAACTGACATCGAGAGAAACTTCAAAAAAATAAACGACAAAATGCGGACGGATTTAAAATCGATCATTTCTCTGCCGGAATATGTGTCAGCCTCCGCCATAAACGAATTGATGGCTGACGGCATCAATTTCATAAAAAAGTCAAGCACGATGCTCTCTGGTCATATCGTGGAGATCAACCGCATCATTTCAGACCGCATCAATAATTGCAAACACCTGTTCCCGCTTTGGCTGGATTGGCAATATGTGCGAGAGCTTTTCATCATGCCGAACGGCCTGAGTGAGAAGGATACCAAGGACGCCGCTGTTGTGTACTATGAAAGCCTTTCCTTCTACCCCTACCAGATGTACATCAACTGGCACCCGCATGACGAAGGGAACATTCTGTATAATGACAAAAAGTTCGTCACCCTCCTCTACCAGTGGCATGATGATGAATTTACCGAGTACAGCAAGGTCTCGGATGCCGGGAGCTACGTCAAAGGCAATATCTATGACTACATAGACGATAGCGAGCAGGTGGTCGTGGTGGTTGATTGCGAAAACTCTGACCCGTACAAGCTGAGTGCCACGCTTCGGCGGCTGAAAAGCGAGTATTTGGAGAAAATCCGAACCATCATTCTCTTTGATGATGTCCACACCGCATCGGCATGGAGCATCTTGGAGAAGTTCACCAGCATTCCAGTTGAACACATTACCATCGAGCGGATCAAGCAAAACAAGTCGCTGGTGGATATCCGGCTGACGGCGAGGGCTTGTCAGGAGCATTACGAGAACAAGGTAGACTCCTTCATCATCGTTTCCAGCGATTCGGACTATTGGGGGCTTATCTCCTCGCTGCCGAGGGCCAGGTTCCTGGTCATGATCGAGCATGAGAAGTGCGGCCCTGATATGAAGGCGGCTCTGGTAGACTCTGGAATCTTCTACTGCTACTTGGACGATTTCTACTCCGGCGATTCCGAGGAATTGAAAATGAACGCCTTGTTCCGGGAAATGCGCACCTACATGGCCCAAGCTGTGAAGTTGAATGTCAATGCCATGCTGGACGATGCCCTCCGCTCCACCCGCATCACAATGTCGCCCTCTGAGCGAAAGCGGTTCTACGACCAGCACATTAAAACGCTACAGCTTGTCATTGCCGACAACGGGGATGTGTCCTTGGCGATCAAAGTCAAATGACAGAAAGTGAGGTATGCCATAATGAGGATGTTATTTTGTAAAATTTCCTGCATGAAGTATTACAAGGGCCACTGTGCTGCCGATGTGCCTCTGAATGGAGGCAAATACGTCCAAGAGCATGGATATGGGCACGAAGAGTTCAATTTCCTTCCCTGGCTCATGGAAGGCGAGTCAGAAGAAGAATGCCTGGGCTTTGTGGAGCCGAAATCTAACAAGGGCCGGAGGAACACGTTCCATATCGAAAACATCGAGGGCTGCGCCGCTTTGAAGGACGAGCCTTTTGCGGAGGATGTCCTTGTGGTCTGGTGCGCCACCCGGCAGCAGAAAGATATCACTGTCGTTGGCTGGTACAAACACGCTACGGTCTGGCGTGACCTGCAAGGCTTTATTGTTGAGTATGAAGATGGTACGGAAGAGGAGCGGTGTTTTAATATTCGGGCAAAAGCCTCGGACTGCGTGCTTCTCCCGGAAGGTGAGCGCAACCGGGCCAAGTGGTCGATTCCTTCGGCACGTTATACACGAGCGTATGGTTTTGGGCAATCGATGGTCTGGTACCCCGTTGAGGAGGAGGCGAAGCCCTATCTGGCCAAACTGCTCGATAGCATTGATAGCTACAATGAGGAGAACTGGCTCCGCCGCTTCCCTCCAGAGGTGTGACCGCATACTAAGTGCATACTGACTTTTCATTTTCCATGTGCTATGATTAAAATCGCAAAGACTGTAGGGACCCGGAGGCGACCGCCTCCTGGGTCCTTTTCCTTTGCCGGACGCGGCTTACATCCTTTCCCCGTGTCCGTACATAGGAAAGGAGCGTGTGTTTATGAAACGTCAGAACACGGGCGGCGGTGGCTGACCATGCCGCGCCGACCCAACACCCCGTGCAAGCACCCCGGCTGCGGTCGGCTGGTCCCCTACGGTGAGGCGTACTGCGAGGAGCATCGACCGCTCCACGCGCACGACACCAAGACCACCACCGAGAAGGGATACGGTCGCCGCTGGCAGAAGGCCCGCACAGCTTTCCTCCATGCGCACCCCTTGTGCGCTCGGTGCCAAGCGAAGGGCCGACTGGTCAAGGCCACTGTGGTCGACCACATCATTCCCCACCGCGGTGACCCCGAACTGTTCTGGGACACTGACAACTGGCAGCCGCTGTGCAAGCGATGCCACGACCAAAAGACCATGACAGAAGATCGCTACCAGGAGTTTCGGTACTGAGCCGCGGCCCCCAGGGGCGGTCAAAATCTCTACGGCCCTCCCCCTGCTGACCGGGGCGCCCTCTTTTGTGTTTTTTCGCAAAATTCGCCAGGGGGGACACCCCCGGAGCTGGGGCCGGAGTGGGCCAAACCCCTCCGCACCATAGGTTTTCGCAAAATGAGCTGACCGCCGTTTTGCGAAAAAGTTCACCGCTACTGCCGCTTGGGATGAAGTTTTACCTCTCCCCGGCGGCATTTTTCTTGCGCCAAGAAAGGATGCCACAGCCATGACGGAATATCAGGAGAGTCAGATTCGCGGGCTGCGGATGCGGGGCGCGGGCTACAAGGCCATCGCCTCTGCTACCGGGCTTTCCCGCGACATCGTGCGCAACTACTGCAAGAGCCACGGCCTGGATGGGCTGGCTGCTGTGTTCACCATGAACATGAAGGAGCAGATCGAGAAGGGCCTCGCCTGCGCTGGTTGCGGCAGGCCGCTGGAGCAGCCGCGCACCGGAAGGCGGCGGCGGTTCTGCTCAGATCAATGCAGACGGCACTGGTGGGCGGCTCACCCGGAGCAGAGCGCACACAGTGCCGAGGCCACCTACCACGGCACCTGCGCCTACTGCGGACAGCCCTTCCAGTCCTACGGAAACCAGACCAGAAAATATTGCAGCCATGAGTGCTACATCCACGACCGCTTCTGGAGAGCGGAGGAAGGTCGGGAGCCGTATGTTTCTCCCCGGCTGCGTCAGGAGGATTCGGCATGAGTGAAATGCAATGGCAAACGCTCCCGCTCGGTCAACTGCGCCCCGCGGCCTACAACCCCCGGAAGGCGCTCAAGCCCAGCGATAAGGAGTATCAGAAGATCAAAAACTCCATCCAGGAGTTCGGCTATGTGGAGCCGATCATCGTCAACTACGACATGACGGTCATCGGGGGCCACCAGCGGCTGACCGTTTTGAAGGACCTCGGCTATACCGAAGCGCAGTGTGTTGTCCTCCACATCGAGGACGAGGCCAAGGTGAAGGCACTGAACATCGCCCTCAACAAAATCTCCGGCGAGTGGAACGAGCAGCTCCTCGCCGACCTGCTGGTGGATTTGCAGGACGCACAGTTTAACCTCGACCTCACCGGCTTCGAGGCCCCGGAGATCGACCAGCTTTTCTCCAAGCTCCACAACAAGGACATCGAGGAGGACAACTTCGATGTGGAGGAGGAGCTGAAGAATCCGGCGTTCTCCCAGGCCGGGGACATCTGGACGCTGGGCCGTCACCGCGTTCTCTGCGGTGACTCCACCCTCCCAGAGACCTTCAAGCTGCTCATGGGGGGCAAACGGGCTAACCTCGTTTTGACGGACCCGCCCTACAACGTGAATGTGGAGGAAACGGCTGGCAAGATCAAAAACGACAATATGCCGGATGCCGACTTCTACAACTTCCTGTTCTGTGCCTTCGTGAACATGGAGCAGAACATGGAGAAGGATGCCTCCATCTATGTGTTCCACGCCGACACCCAAGGGCTGACCTTCCGGCGAGCCTTCGCAGATGCCGGGTTCTACCTTTCCGGCTGCTGTATCTGGAAGAAGAACGCCCTGGTTCTGGGCCGCTCCCCTTACCAATGGCAGCACGAGCCGTGTCTGTTCGGCTGGAAAAAGGGCGGGTCTCACCAATGGCATTCAGATCGCAAACAGACAACCATCTGGGAATACGACAGGCCCAAGTCCAGCAAGGACCATCCCACCATGAAACCCATTGCTCTGATGGCCTACCCCATCAAAAACTCCACCATGACCAACTGCATCGTCCTCGACCCCTTCCTTGGCTCCGGCTCCACGCTGATCGCCTGCCAGGAAACCGGGCGCATCTGCTATGGGGTGGAGCTGGACGAGAAGTTCATGGATGTTATCGTCAAGCGGTACATCGAGCAGGTCGGCTCCTCTGATGGGGTATCGGTGCTGCGCAACGGCTCCACTTACACCTACGATGAGCTGGTGGGTGAGGAAATCCCGCTGTTCTGAGGATGGCCACATGAAGCAGAAAAACACACTCACCCTCGGTAGCCTGTTTGACGGCTCCGGGGGATTTCCCTTGGGCGGGCTGCTGGCTGGCGTCACCCCAGTCTGGGCCTCGGAGATCGAACCGTTCCCCATCCGGGTGACCACCATGCGGTTCCCCACCATGAAACATTACGGTGACATTTCCCGGATGGATGGCGGGAAGATCGAGCCGGTGGACATCATCACCTTTGGCTCCCCGTGTACCGACATGAGCATAGCCGGGAAAAGGGCTGGGCTGGATGGCGCTCAGTCCTCACTGTTTTACCAGGCCATCCGAATCGTCAAGGAAATGAGGTGTGCGACCAATGGAAGATACCCACGGTGGATATGCTGGGAGAATGTTGTCGGGGCCTTCAGCTCAAACCGGGGCCTCGACTTCAAAGCGGTCCTCGAAGCGGTCATCGGCATCATCGAGCCGGGGGCCGAGGTGCCTATGCCTGAGAAAGACCGCTGGCCCTACGCCGACATTTACATGGGAGAGCGATGGAACGTTGCGTACCGCACTTTCGACGCACAACATTGGGGAGTCCCCCAGCGGAGACGCCGCGTCTACCTTGTCGGCGATCTTGCAGGCCGATGTGCCGGACAAGTATTATTTGAGTCCGAAGGCTTGTCGGGGTATTCTGCGGAGGGCTTCCGCGCGTGGCAAAGAACTGCCAGAAATTCTGCGGCTGGCCTTGGAGCGGCAGGCGGCGTCTGTCTGAACGACCAGGGCGGGAGCTGCATGGATATTTCCTTCGGTGTGTCCGGGACGCTCCGCGCCCAAATGGACGGGCATCCGCCCTGCATCGTGGAACCGAGCGCCGCCGTTTATGAGAACCATAGCCAGGACACCAGATACACCGGGCCGCTGGACACGGCCCCCACGGTCAGCTCCACCTACGGCACCGGGGGCAACAACCAGCCCTTCGTGGTGGAGGCCGACACGCCCAAGACGCTGAAGATACGCTCCGGCTGCGAGGGCGGCGGCAAGGGGCCGCTTATCCAGGAGGATGTGTCCGCCACCCTCTCCTGCAACAACGACCAGACGCTGTTCGTGCCGAAATGCTACAGCATCGGCGCGGCCTACAGCGCCGGGATGCTCTCGGATAATCCCCACAGCGGCATCTACGAGGCAGACTCATCCCGGACGATTGACCAGAGCGGCGGCAACCCCTCCTGCAACCAGGGCGGCATCGCCGTGGTGGAGGGGCCGACCTACGCCATGACGCCCTGCACCTATACGCAGATCGAACGGGAAAAGGCCCCCACGCTGAATGCGAGGGATTTCAAGGACCCCACCTTTGTCAACAGCGGCTACAGCGTGAGAAGGCTTACCCCCACCGAATGCGCCAGGTTACAAGGGTTCCCGGATTTTTGGTGTGCTGGTCTTGACACACCGGAGCCTACCGAGGAGGATATCGCTTTCTGGACGGAGGTCTGGGAAACGCACCGCCGGGTGGTGGGCGGCTCCACCAAGGCCAAGAGCCGGAACCAAATTGTCAAGTGGCTGCAACACCCTCACTCGGATGCCGCTGAGTATAAAATGTGGGGGAACGGAGTCGCTTTGCCCAATGTGTTTTTTGTGCTGGCGGGGATTGTG